TAGAGTAGCTGTAGATGTTTTCATTCACGGGGTATATCCACGGATAGATGATGATCGATCCCAACGTCGAGATTGCTGGGAGAAATGCAGCAGCCAGGTTGATCGGATCGCAGTCTGAAATGAAACTATGTAAGTGGAATAAATGAGTGCACATTTTTTTATTAAGACGTAAACATATTTAAACTATCATTTTCGACGCGCGACGGCGGTGAATCTGCTTTGCAACAACGATGACTACCGCGCAAAATGCGGAAAGCGCGATCAGGAAAGGCGCGCCCTTCGCAGACGCGTACATAATGTCGTAACCCGGCTGGGTGATTTCGTCAAGTTCCATCACCGATATAAACCAGTTGGAAAGCATACCAGACAAAGTGGAAGACGAACCCCAGTTTTCAGTTTTGTTTTCTGTGTTCGGAAATGTCTGAGAAACGAGAGGTTTGGAGTGCATAAAAGTACGATTGTTAGAGAACAGATACAGATCGATAGGCACCATTTCGTAGGGGGCTGTTTCCCACTCTTTCACAATCTTTTCCATTCCTTTTCTAGAATGAATCACTGCGTGCATGGTTCCTCCTTTTATAACTCGCCAACTGCCGCCGCACACTGCGCCGTGCGGAATGGCCAAAAACGGAGAGCACCCTAAAAAGTAATGGTCTATTTGCGAATTATCCATCACGTCAAGTATGTCATCTCCGATGGCGTCTTTGTACTTGCAGTACTCCGGCTCAACGATGAAGTCGTCTTCCAGAACGAGAACAGTTTCGAATCCCTGCTCCAGGGAGTACTTGCACGCGGCGTAGTGGGAAAAGGCGCAGTCTGCCTCGGATGTTTGAACGGGGAGAGGTTTTCGCACGTTCTTGTAGCCTGGGTTGGTTTGGACGATGATGCGAGAAACTAGACCTGCGAACAAGCGAGCGTTTTGGACAGCACTGCGCGTTCTTTCGGATCCCTGCATGGTTAAAATGATCGCGCAATCAACCGGCGAGCCTTTCGCAGAGGAGGGAAGGTATACAGAGGTGTACAGATTGAATTCTGCCATATTTAAAAAAAGGATGATATAGTTTAAGTTGAAATAAAATGGGAACTATGTTTAGTCTATGTCAAATGATGGTCGATATTGTGAAGTGCAAGAAGGGGAGAAATTGCTGCTGTTCGCGTGGCAATAAAGCGGATGACATTGAGTCCGGGTTAAACGAGCATAATATGAACTCGAGCACTTGGTCTCCGTACAGAAATTTATAACAACAAAGTTGTAGATTCAGCATTTTTTTATTCTTTTGACAATTTCCGTTCTGAACTTTTCGGCGCTGGACGCCGTTGTGAAATTATCTCTGGCGCTTTTGATAAAATCGCGGAAAATGCTCGATATGAACAGTTCGGCATTTTCGCCCCTGTTCAAATACCTGTAAAACTTGCGTTTGTTTTGAGGCGCGCTCGTCATCAAAATGGCTATCACTATGCTCCAAAGGGCGCAAAGACCCACATTGTTCCAGCTCTTTTCCGGAGACAGCGATAGGTTGGCTTTCTTCGCCACCCCGTTCACTTTTATTGTCGATACGAGCTTGTTTGCCCAGAATTGCCCATTGGAATCGAACACGCGAACCTCGTTTTTGCGCACTTGAGCAAGCACACTGTGGCTTTCGTTTGCACCAGAGTCTATCGAAACAATATAGTATTCCTTCACTGGATTCCGCGCAGAACCTCTGATGCTAATCAAATCGTTGGTAGATGCAACCTTTCCTATGCTCAGTAGCTCCGAAACAGTTTTTTCCAAGTTGTCAATCTTCGAGAGATCGCTTCGGGCTGTTTTCAAAAGAAAAGAATTCATTTTTCTTTTGGGGTTCTTACCTTAAGTTAATCTTACTAAACGCTAAATTACTTTTTTTTAACCATTTTTATTTTTGTAAAAAATTAATCTACTCCCCCCTTCACGCCTCTTCGTTAAACCATCCAGGGCAGTTTGCCTCGTTTTTGTTCCATTTCAGCGTCCACTTTTCCGTGGGCTTGGTTTTGTAATAGTTTCTGTACGTTTTCACGCCATCAAGGCGTCCTTCTTTGTCGTACACGGCACACTGATCGAAAACCTCGTCGTTGATCGCGCAGTCAAAGTACTTGCACCCGTCGGGGATGCCCACCAATGCTCTTTTCTTCTGAGGAGGATCGGTGATGGTCTTCTCTGCCGATTTGGCATTCTTGACAGGGTACCCGAGCTGCTTCAACCGCATAAGATGGGACTGGCACTTGTGAACCTTTCCGTAGCGCCGAGTGTACTCGGCGCATAGAGAAAACCCGAGCGAAATTGCCCACTTGTAGTGCGAACGTCGGGCGCGAACCCATTTGGCGGACGGGTGGTTCTTGTGAGTGCACCGGTACGGTTTCCACAGACACGGATCGCTCGTGATAACACGGGAAATCTCCAGAACGCCCGGCTGGTTCACGTGCCACGCGGAATACAGAAGCTGCGTCGTCTCCAAGATCATCTTTACGCAGTGCTTGTCGCAGTGATCTATGGCCGCTTTCAAGGCGTTGGTGTGCAAAAGAAAAAGATTCATATTTTCTTGTTGGTTGTGTTGAATTAAGTTAACTTGCTAATAGTATATATTTTTAATCATTTTTATTTTTATTACTTTTTATCCATCCAGGCTGGTAGTGTTCTGTGTTTGCCCCTTCCCGCTCCTCCAGTTTTCTGCTTCGTTTGCCCTGCGACGACGCTCCACGTTTGGTTGTCGGATGCACTTTTCTGACCACGCGCTCGTCCTTGAACACCCCTTCCACCCGCTCCGCGGTGATTTGTTTTCTTCTTTCTGGATCTTCCATTTGATCTCCCCCCCCGTCCTCTTGATCTTTCTCTGGCTTCTGCCGGGGTCAACTTTCTACTCCGCGGTTTCTGTTTCGGCGTCCTTTTCACACCGTTGTTTCTCGGGGTTTTCTTCTGCGCGGATCTTTTCTTCGATCTTGACTGAGATTTGTATTTTGGGGTGCGTCTGCTCCGCGATGACGCTCCGTGTCTGCTCCGCGATGACGCTCCGCGTCTGCTCCGCGATGACGCGGAGCGTCTAGACTTCAACGGGTTTGGCTCTCCTGGTTTGGGTATCTCATCGGATACCAGGACGCGCCTGACTCCCTTTCTCGTGAACCGTTTTATACGAACGATTTCTCCCGCGCTTTGTTTTTTCTGTTTTACAGTCAGAACGTAAATCAAGTAATCTTTCGACCACTCGTGAATGTGAAGTTGTCCCTTTTTGTTCTCGAACATGACCAAGTGCTGATCTTTCTCTGGATCTTTCAATCCGTAGTAGTGAACACCCCTCCAAATATATCCCTTGTTGTTGGGCATATTCGCTAGGTTCGCTCTGATGTACTGCGGTAAACTTTGATGCACTCGAAGGACGTAATCGTAACCTCTTTTAGAACTTCGTTCTTTATACCTGGCCTCTCTGCCTGCCTTCAGAGTCTTGTCCCAGTACTCTTTTGATATTTTGGATCTCTTGGCTTTATCTGCGAGCTCCTCCAACTTCTTTTGTCTCTTCTCTTGAGTTTTCTTGTTTGCGATGACTGTTTCCCTTCGTTTTAGTTTAGAGAGTTCTTGGTCGAGTTCTCCGCTGGCTAGCTTTTTCTGTCTATCGCTCAGTTCTTTCAGTTCTTGTTCAAGAGCGTCGTTGTCTTTTTTCATTTTTTCTATGCGAGTTTTGCAAAACTCGATGTTCGAAGATCCCTGTCTCAGTCTGATCATAGCATTGGTGTTGAATCTGATAAAACTCTCAAGCTCCCTCGTCCTTGTCTTAATTCGGTTTCGTTCTGAAATACGATTGTCCATGATAGTTTGGTAATGAAAATATTTTTAGTGCAAATCATTTTCGATTCGTCCCTGCTTCGCGTCATCGCGAAGCGTTTCGAGCGCACGCCCGGGTATCACAGCAGCTTGAACAGTCGCTCGCTTCGTCAGGGCGAGCCATACATTTTCCATAGTTCATACTCGTGTCGGCGGTTTTTGTGCAAACGTGCGGATTCTGCGACGAACAGACTGTGAAAGTTTTGCATTCGCCGGGATCGCAGTCTCTGCAACTAAGCAAATCTCCCAATCTCGGTAGTTTACGTGACATTTTGTTATACTGACTAAATTTTTTGCAAACGACTGTTGCGCTCCAAAGAATTCGCGTTCAGTTTGTCGACGAGAACCTCTTTTCCGTAAGATTTCCAGTTGAAGGTGCAGTTATGTGCAGTCTCGCTTTTATGAACAGAGCACACCACTTTTCCGCAACGGCAAGTGTGCATCAAACGAAGTAACGATGGAAGCTTCTTTTTGCAAATCTCGCATTTCATCTTTACTATTGCTCATATGTTTTACAATCGATCATTTTTAGTCTGTTCCCGTTCGTGAAAAATGTAAACACGTATTATAGAAATATTTGGCATATACTAACAATGACGCAACAATGGAATGACTATCTCACAGCAGACTCAACACTGGTTGAAATTTTTTCGCACATTTGGGGAAAGGACGAACCTTTTCCGAAAACTCACCGTCTCAGAAACTTGAAAAGGATGTCCAAACCCCTTCACAAACTCAAATGGCTTTCTCAACAGCTCTACCACAGACGCGGTCGTCTGTTCGGAAGCGGAAAAGAGAGCATGTCCGAGTTTGCACAGCGCGCTCGAAACGAACACTCCAAAATCAGAGAGGCGATTGAAAAGATCCACCAAAGCTCCGACAAAGAGGTCGTAAAGCACACGCAAAACGAAATACTGTTCGACTGCGGCTCTCGGGGCGCACTGGAAATATGGTTGATGAAATCTTTCAAAAAGTGCTCCTCCAGGTTTTCCTACATGGACAAAAAGTACGACGGAGAAATTGAAGACCTAGAATCGAATCTAGTCCGAAAACGGCCGAAGAACTGGGACACTACCAGCTTCGTCCGGCTATTCACCCCAGTCAACATTACGATCCTGGGATTTTTCCCTCTTCTTCGACTAGCCCTAAACCACGCGTCCGACGTGCTTGCTTACTTCCACTCAAAAAATGACTTTTACGTTCGCAAAGGAGGAGCGTGGGCGCCAGAAACAGACCTGAGGAACGTCTGCGACGACATCTACGAAGCGCTGTGCTTTTCCGCCAAAGAAATGCGCGAAATGGTGATAGAAAAGGTAGACTTTATTTCCGTTGACATTCCGGAGGAGGAAGACCGCTTTTCCGCTTGGTTTCGACGCATTTTCGACAAAACCCACTCCAGGGAGTTTGTGAACGCCTTTGAACTGGTTTGGTTGGTGGAAGAGAACGATGAAAAAACCGGAGAACCGCAACTGAACTCTTTCATCAGAAAAGAGGTGATCAAGCACTTGTCTCGGGACGTGCCTGCAAACGAAATCGTTCTCCAAAACTCCACGATTGCTCAGAAGACGATTGCTCGGAAGAAATATAAACCTCACAAACGAAATGATGAGAATGGACCTAGACTGGGAGACATCTCCTTTAAAAAAGTATTTCACCCGAACGGCGGGTATACAGACACGAAGAAAACCTGCACGCTCTTTGCCAAACACTGGAGAGACTGCGTGTCCAACGGACAGTTTAGAAAGAGTGTCGTCGAAATAAAGCGATGGTGATGCGGCGGCGTCAAGATTTTGAAGTCTCACAAATTTTCTCAAAAAATTTGTGATGAGTATTTTTTTTGTTTGTAAAATTTTGCTTTTAATAAAGATGCCACGACCTAAATATACAGCGTGTGACAACACTTACTCATTGAACCAGCCTTGTTTGACGATAACTCCGGAGAAACTGTGCCAGATGCCCTACCTGTCCAACTACAAGGAAAGCTGCGCAGGCGATCCGTGGGCTTCCGCCGGCTGCGAAAACTTTACATTGGATCAGATGCAGGAGTACAACTGTATGACGCCCGGCTTCAACGGGCGTCCGGTTCACTTTGAATACTCTGTCGAGAGCGGGGCGGACTGGAAAAATGCGAGATGCGTAGGAGACGCTTGCGGAGAATGCAAACAGCCCAAAGTTTTATAATGACTTTTAATAAATGACAGAAGGAAAATGTACACCTTACGGAACAAATTGGGTCGGCGATCCTACGAGTGCGCCCGCAGCATTCGCGTACTGTGCGACATTTAATGATGATAAATCGTGCAGTGCGCAGCGTGGTTATGGCAACCCGGGACCATATTCTTGTTGGTGGGATGAAACATACCCTTACGGATGTTGCAAACAATATTACAATCGTCCTCAAGCCGATTGTCATCTTGACAGGACGGCGTGCTTTACAGACTTTAATAATTGTTTTTGGGATATGCAACGATGCGGTGCGAAATCTTGCGCGACCAAGTGCACGGCGAAACAATGCGAAGCGGCTATGTGCGGCCGTGATATGCCTTATGTTTGTCTGAATGAGAAAAATGATCAAATTGGATGCAAGGCAAATTCTGAAGGGTGGGACGTTCCGGGTCCCAATCCTTGCGCTAGCTGTTGCGATGTGAGAAGCTGTGATACTATCAAAGATTGCGAAAGTAATAAATGCACCCCTGAGCAGTGTAAAGGCGCTATGTGCAGAAATTATTCCGACTATGTTTGTCTGGACGAAAACAACAATCAGTTGGGGTGTTCTGACGATCCGAACTACTGGGATGGTTCAAAAAATCCCTGTGCTAGCTGTTGCGCCGTAAGCAGTTGCAAGCGCCCGGTGTAAATGTTTAGTAAAACAAATGTGCGACAACCTAAATAATATTTTGTGTAAGGAGTCAGATTTCTCCGCGTGCATGGAAGACAAAAAATGCAAGGAGGCTACGCCGCACCAAATTCTGTACGATAGCCAATATAAAGGCTGTCTAGAGGGAACCGAATGCGCGGCGTGCTGTCCATACGGAAGCAAAGATCCCTCCCTGTCCATCGAGAAAGCTTGCGTCGATAAACGGTTGAGAGATTGTAGATGGGGGAAAATAAACGGAACGTGTACCAGGAAAGCCGATGGACATTTTATCAACAAGGAAGAATGCGAAAACATGTCAGGCGCGTGTTTTGACGGTTTGACGAAGAAGTGCGGCAAATTCATAGGTAAGTGTTCATACACAGACGGGAGTAGTTCTTCTCCTAGTTCGTATGAACAACTACAGGAATGTCTTTTTGGATCAAATTACACGAACCGCTACGAATCCTTCTTGAAGGGAAACTTGAGCATGCAGCCTGAGATAACGATACCGGAATGCGCGCATACTACAGAAGTGATAAACCACTTCATCAAAAGAGCTTGCGGCAGAGAGCACGCAGGCAATTGTTATTGCCAGAACCCAGGGACAATCACCACTCCGTATAATAGAGGACCCCGGGTTCACAAAAACCTTCCTGGATGGTGCTACAGGTTCAGACTAAATCCTGACGGTACAACAACATACGACAATTTCGATGAAAGTTCCTGCACAAACCAAAAGAATTCCTACTTTTGTAATGTGGCTAGACATCAAGGAAGAATAGGCTTTGAAAAGGAATGTATCTGGAGTGGACCTAAAAATCCATTTCCAGCACTGCCCCTAGGCTACGACTGTATTAATATGGGACAAGGTATGAGGTGCGAAGAGGTGAACAGCACCTTTTTTTCGCCTAGTCATAGACCCGAGTTTACAGCTACTAGAAATGTGGGAGGGATGACATTCAACGATGCGCCAGCGGCCAAAAAAATGTGCGAACAGTCTTGCAAGTAAAAGTGTTTTTATACGGTTATTCTGTATAAAAAATCAGACAATTCTGTCAATCATCCGTTTTTTTTTGCTAGCCTTTGCCGCCTTTTCAAGCTTCTCTATTTCTTTTTGATCGTTCAAATCGAGAGGTTCTCCCTTGCTGAGTTTTTCGACTATCCTCGCGAACGTGTCCTGGGCGATCACTGTCCGCAAATCTCTGACTAAAGACTCGACAAGATTGTCGAATCGGCTTTCCTTGTATTCGGTGACGATGCTGTTGGGAACCAAGTCTTTGCATTGACGGGCTATCTCCGTGATTTGATCTTCGATGCTTGTAAAAAAAGTTTTGAATTCGCAGGGAGTCATTCCTATAGAGTCAACGGGGTTATCGTCACTTTTATTCTTGATCGAAGCAGTTTGAAGTTGAACTGATTTGAAGAATAGTTTTGTTCTCAAATTCTCATAACTCTCCGACGCCAAGCCGTGTTGCTCCGCTTTCGAGCCGTATCGATACGTTTCACTCAGCGCCACAATCAAAGTGGACAAGCTGGCCATTATGCCCATTGCTAAATTGAGTTCCGGTGTTATGTTGGGCATGTAAGACGCTATAAACCCCGTGATCGAAGTCACCGATGTGAGACCCACGCTCGGCCAGAAAAATGTCGCGTTCAGTCGATCGAAATGCCTTTGGCTTGCGGCGTGGGTGGCTCGCCTTTCTTCGGCAAACTTGACCAGCTTTTTCAGCACGAATGTGAGCTCTGGACTTCCAGGGATATCATCTTCTTGATTGGAGAAACTGCGAACAAGTTCCAGGATATTATTGGTTTCTCTATCCCCGCTTCTCAATACTTCATTCTTCTTCTTTTCCAGTTCGCTCTTGACGTGGTCGCGAATCGTGTTTAGATTTCGCAGCGTGTTCTGGCGTTTAATTTTTTGTTGCTCAGTTTCCTCCTTGGTTTCCATTTATTATTACACACAAATCTAAATCTAAATCCACGTAACGCAAAAAAGCCCCCTCGATCAAACCATTTCAAGGTTTAATCGAGGGGGCTTTTTCTTTTTTTTTCTTTTTAGTTATTTTATTTTTACATAGCAGTAGCAGTGATGTCGCAAATCATGTCCCAGTCCAATCGGACGTGTTCAACCTCGTCGAAAAAAACTGAGTTTGTCGACCTGCGCAGTTTCGGGATCTCCAGTCCAGACTTCATCTTCTTTTTCTTTGCGTGCTTCTTTCTCGCTTTTGATCGTGGCGTGACAAAAGGATGGTTTCGAGTAAACATAGAAAGCAACCTGGACTTGCTCCTTTGAGTGATCCAAGAAGTATCGCGTTCGGTGAAGCCGCAGTCATAGTCGTCGATTCGTCTCCAGAAATCCGATTCAGTGTCAATGGCCGGCGACATCATTTCACTAACCGGGACATCTTGACCAAAGTAGAGAACAGTGTTTTCCAGCATATTGAAAGAAACCGACATTGTGGTGTGTGTAATTGTTTTTGTCAACTTTTCATTTTTTTAACCATTTTCAATTTTAATGTTTTTTTTTGGGAGATTTGCGTTTGCGTCTTCTTGTCGGTGTGCGACGGGGGGGTGTTTTTTTTCTTTGTTCTAGAACCCGTTTCTTGGGCGATCTTTTCTTTCTAGCGCATCGGCGTTTTATCTCAGCCTTGCTGAGTTGCTTGGCTGTTTTGGGGCTTTTTCTAGTAATCCTTTTGCTCGGACGACAGTAAGGGTACTTTTTTTTCCACGCTTTAATGTCAGCGCTCGGTCTTCCGCACGGAACCTTTTTCGGCAGCTTGCACACGTCTATCCACTCTTCGTCGAACCATCGAGTCAGCCCGGTTGAACGAGTTTTCGAGCCCTTGTAGGTTCCTCCTCGACGCTTGTACTCTTTTACGAGCCAGCCGCTGGCGTACGCGCTAGGCCACGCTCTGAACTTGCGTTTGGCTTCCGCTTTCACTCGATTGTACAGTGCAGGATTCGCTGGTGATTTTTTTTTCTGCATTTATTTTAGAAAAAAAATTATGAAAACTGCTCTCGAATCTTGGCGAGCTTGGCTTCAGCCTTTTCTCTCTTCTCTTTTTCGTCGGACAAACTCTTCATGACCTCCTCGTGTTTCTTTTTCAAATCGCAAAGCTCGCTTTGTAATCTCCCAGTTTGAGCCTCCATATCAGAACAGTACTTCTTCACGCTCTTCATCAATTCTTCAGATGCTGCTTTGCGATGCCGCGGAGCGGCTGAGTTTCCCTTCTCGTGTGTTTGCTCAGAAACCGTTTCTTCCTCCTCTTTCGCTTCCTCTTTCGATTCCTCTTCCACTTCCTCTTCCACTTCTTCTTCCACTTCTTCTTCCACTTCTTCTTCCGATGCGGATTCTACCAGCGATGGGTCGATCTTAAACTTCCATTTGTTGCATAGATCAATTACGGTTTCGTCCACGATCATATCCTCGTCTTCGCTGAGCCTGCCCACAACCAGCTTGTCTTTCTTCGACTTGAACACCAGTCGAGAATCCGGATGCCAAACTGTGTCCTCCTCGCCTTCTCGTTTGAGTTTCTTGAGTACGATTTTATTTTTGGTCATGATTTATATACACGGAACAAACTTTATAAGCCGGAACATTCAACTTACCGATCTTTACAACGCGGACCATCTTCGCAGTAATATCGGACACCATCGCTTGTACGTTTTACCTTTCCACCGTACTTGCAATTGTACTTGGAACCAAACGTGTAATTTTTCGAAAAGCTCGTACAACCGTTCCTTGCACGTTCTTCAGTAGTAAACGATTGATCGTCGCAACCTTCCCCTAACTTAATACGATATACAGGATCACTTGGAAGAGCACTGCAGTGTGGTATATCCGATCCTGCGGGACGAGGATATTCTTCTACAACTGAATCTGAATTGCACTGCCTAGAATCGCAACAGCTATTACATTGTCCGTTATTGGCGCGTATACCCATCGACCACATTTGTTGTTTTGGGGCACAACCGCCCCCTGCAACCCCGGATACACAAGCCCAGGGGACGTCGACTGGGCAGTTTATTTTAGCGCTCGTACACTCCTCTTGAGTGCACATTCTATCGCATTCGTTGCACGAATCAGGATGCCACCTGTCGCAACAGTCATCGCAGTCCAAACTGGCCTGCCATTGAGTCAATATCCCCGAGCATCCACCGGCAGAGGATCCCGAGGTGCACATATATCTCGCTTTCTCGCCGCATTCAGCGTTATTGTCCGCGCTAGGACATTCGTCGGCTCTGCATGGTCTACTGCAATTTTTTTTCGGATTAGACATTTATTTATAAACTATAAATTATCTGCGTTTACTTCCGCACTTCATTTTTTTCTGAAGCCGTTTTGCTCTTTTTTCCACCTTTCTAGCACTTCTACGCGCAGATCTCCTCACGCTCTTCGTCGATGCCACCAATGTGGCTCTCTTTCTTGCGGCGCTCAGCCCTTTGCACGTCATCTTCCCCTCTCTGTCGCACACAGGGTACTTCTTCTGTTTAGCGTCTAAGAAGCACGGCGACCTCAATCTTTTTCTGTAAGAAGATGGATTCCATTTCTTTCGACGTCTACTTCGCGATGACGCTTTGCGTTTGCTCCTCCTGCGAGATCGTCGCCGTTTTCCGCCAGACATCCTTCGACGCCTTCTGCTCCGCGATGCGGAGCTGCGTCGTCGCGGAGATCTTCTTTTCTTTGCAGACTTCTTTCCCCGCTTTTTCCCTCCGACAAGGCCGGATTTGCCAGAGTACTGGAGAATAAAGTACTGGCTTTTATTTTCTATGTGAGAGTAGCACGCCGGATTTCTCAAATCGCAGATCTCGCCGTGGGCGCCGATCTGTGGATCCATATATTTGACGACGCCCGAGGCGTCTTTCCCGATCAAAAATACGTGACCGATCTGCGCGTTCACGGAAGCATTGTGGCCGTAGTATCCGCAGAAAACGACGTGTCCGGGATTCATTATGTTCATCGTGTAGTGTTCCAGCTTTTTAACGTCCGAGTATCCGAAAAAATCCCACTTGTTGCTGGGAAACAAATAAGTGAACACGTTTTCAATTTGATCTTTTTGCAGTCCTTTGTCGCCCGCGGCGATCCGCATCAGATCTGCGTTGCGTCCGTCTAAAGCTCCAATAAGCTCCAAAGCATTGATCACGCAGTCCATAGGTTTTTTCACCCATCTTCTAAATGAGTTTATTTGAGCATCACTCATCTTAAATTGGGCAGGTTGAAATGTCATTTATTATATAAAATAATTTTTAGACCATTGTTGGAGAACTTATGTTCAACGTCCGCTATGTACCTGTTTATCGCTTGATACATTTTTGCGGTTAAATGCGACGCTCTTCCTCTTTGAGTAGCTTGGTACATGGGTCTAGAGTACTTGTTGTTGATCTTCTCCACCAACCTTTTCTCGTCTTCTCTGGGTATGTCCATCTTCTTTGCCGCATAAAGCTCCCATACCCCCCACGCCGTGTATATAAAAGATCTTTGAATCATGCGCTTGTTCGATCTCTTTTTCAACACTTTCATCACGTCCTCTGCACTAGGGTATGCTTTTACTCCAATCGGGTGCGTGTGCCACAACAGCTCCTCGTAAGGAGGCTTAAATGTGCACGCAACTCGGTTTCCATCGCCCACAACCCCTTTTCCCTCCTCCACTGCTTTGTACTTTCCGTTTCCGGCAGGTCTAAGATAGCCGCACGTTTCAACCTTTCTCTTCAAGAACTTGGTTATATCTTTTTGATTGACCAGGATAGGAGGTCCGCCTCCCGAGAGACGTTTCGATCTCCGTCTCGATCTCCGTCTCGATCTCCGTCTCGATCTCCGTCTCGACCGGCGTCTCGATCGACGTTTCGATCTCCGTCTCGACCGGCGTTTCGACCGGCGTTTCGAGCGGCGTTTCGACCGGCGTCTCGAGCGGCGTCTCGGGGAGCGTCGTTTCATTTTTCTTTTTTTTGCTTTGGGAGATTTTGTTTTTTTCATTTTACTTTATGAAAAAAACTTATTCCACTCCCAATTTAATTTTGATACCGACACACTGCAGTTCCTGTATGAGCAGTTTCGCAGAGAATGGCATATTGACGGTGGTGATTCTAGAGGTGTCGCACTTTTTACAGATGTCGGGCTTGTCGGCAATCGTCCCGCACTTGTTGCAAACGGAAACGGTGTACACGTCTGAACAGTCGAACACGCGCTCCTTCAAGAACCGAGAGCACCCCGCCGCGAGCTGACTCCACGTTTCCATCTCGCCGACTCTAAGACCGCCGTTCCTCGACCGACCTTCCGGGGGCTGTCTCATCAAGGTGGTTACCGTTCCACACGCTCTCGCGTGCATTTTATCAGAAACTAAGTGTTTCAATCGTTGGTAGTACGTGGGTCCCATCATAATTTGCGCATCCAATGGCTCGCCAGTGAAACCGTTGTAGAGTTGCTCAGTGCAGTCGTCGTACCCCAGTCTCACCAGCTCTTTGGATATTTTTTCTGCAATGTTGGGGGTGCTGAACGCGGTGCAATCCCCTATTTCGCCTTTGGCTAAACATGTTTTTCCCAATGCGCACTCCAGAAGCTGATTTATGGTCATACGAGACGGCATCGCGTGCGGGTTGATCACCATATCCGGAACCATCCCCGATGCCGTGAAAGGCATATCTTCTTGTCTGTACACCATTCCAATTGTGGATTTCTGAGCGGCGCGCGAGTTACCAGTAAAAACTGGTTTCATATTTTCGCGAACAAGAAAAACGCCTGTTCGAACGGTCAAACAGTACACTTTTCCATCGTAATCTACCCACTCTTCGGTTTGTCTATGCTGTTTCTTCGTGTGGCCATGATTCACGGTCGGTTCCAGTTTTGTTCTGATAATGGTGATTGTCCAGTGGTCTGCCGTAGACTGAATAATGCGACCGTCTTTCATAGTTGCTTGTGCCCCCGCTTTTTTGGACGACTGTACGCGTGCAAACGAAGACCATCCAGCATGTTGAACCAGACGCGTTAAATCTTGCATCAACCGCTTTGAACTCGTGTAGTAGGTGTGCTTATTATTTTTCGACACGTGCCCATCGCCCAGTTCCATGCTTTCTATTAATAGCCTTGCTTGGGCTTTGTTCAGAGACCAGCACCAATCTGGCAGATTTTTTCCCGTAGCGCCCGGTGAAAACTGTTTCATATATTTAACCAATTGAACATCGTAGACATTCATTTTTTTGCTTCGCGCGTTGAATAAGATTTCGAAGGGCAACTGTTGAAAGCACGCGTTCAAAGCCGTTTGAACTCTGGGTTTATTTGCGGCTATCGATACTCGGTGTTTGGTAGTCCATCCTTCTGCAATAAATATTCCAAAGAAAACAAGCCACGGATCCATCTTCACTACTACGTCACTCCTGACTTTGCCGTTCCCGTCTACCATCTCTGGAATGGTGAACGTGTTTCCGATCCATTTTTCTGGCTCAAACGCGTATGCCGTTTTCTTGTGCTTGATACGTTTACCAAACCCCTCGTCCGCCCGCATAAAGTCAAATTCAGCATTTTTCCAAGAAGATCCCTTACGCTTCTTGACCCACATTCTGTGATTGGGCGTAATAGTCAGATCGACCAGTTGAGATCTGAGCTTGTACATGTTTCCGTTGTAATCGTATTCGTGAACCTTTTGAGGGTGTTCGTAACCCATATTTTCTCCGTCCAAGATAGCGACCTTGTGTGTCAACTTTACGTCTGCTATAGATATCCACCCTTCGTCGGTTAACACTTCTGCATTTTTTGTAAAGCAAGCCACCTTATCTCCTACTTCCGGAATTCTCGACTTCCTGACAATGACTTTGACCATTCTGTATCCGTCTGGCGTGACAGATTCTTCGATGCGATCTACGAATCCGTCTTCGCCCTTCTTTGCGACTAACGAGCAGTCTGAAATCTTTTCGTCAGAGTGTTTAGATGAGAAAATGAAAATTTTCCCCACAAGCACCGTGTCTCTGGAAACCGGCATCGGATTCCCCGCTTCTGTTCTCAGCCGGATCACTCCAGAGTCGTCTAGCTTGCTGTAGTCCAGCCCGTTTCTCCTGTACTCGTGAGGAACTCTGCCTAGCTTGCAGTACTGATACGAACCTTCTTTTTTCTCTTCCGCCGTGAATGTCTTGTACGTGGTCGCTCTGAACAGACCTCTTTCGATCGCGCTTTGATTGAAGATGACAGAATCTTCTTGGTTCATTCCCGTGTAGCAGGCAATGGCCACAATCGCGTTTAGTCCGGAGGGCATATCGGAAAAGCCCATAATCTCAGCCGCCTTTGTGGTGACCAACGGCTTCTGCACGTAGTCCAGCACGTGGACGCAAGTATCCCCGCGTCTGTGAAGACTCTGTGCAAACATGCTCATCGCCTGTTTGCCCATAGATGCTTGAAATGCGTTTCTAGGAGCCTGCGAATGATCTGGAAAGGGGATCATCGCGCCCATCACACCCATTATCAAGGATGGGTGAATCTCGGTGTACATCGCATTTTTAACAGGAGCAGTTTTACCAAAAGAAATGGTGGATTGCGCAGCGTGAGCGTTGTCAATCCACCGGAGTACCTTCCGACGTTCCAGTTCGTCCCACTTCATTCCTGCGGTAAACATTTTGATATTTTTTGTGACGATCACCGGTCTCAACAACCTTCCCGCGTCTGAACAGATTCTGACCTCTCGCGTGAGCGCGTCCACGGTCACCGATATTCCTCTGGGGATCTGCGGATACTTCCTCACGTATTTAGAAAAGAGCTCCGGATTACGCGTGACCCCGAGCCATTTTCCATTCAACATCACAGAGTACCCCAATATTTCGTCCATCACAGGCTGGACGTTCGAAGCGTCCAACGCTTGCATAATTTCCGTTCGTATTAGATGATTAGATACCTTTTTCGATATCGTCGTCATCAAAGCCAGGTTTAAAACGACTCCTACTCCCTGCCCTTCGGGGGACTCTACTCCGCACACAAACATAATTTGAGAGCCGTGAATTTGCCTCAGTTTGCTGTTCCTGCCCTCTTTGGCAGCGGGGATGTTTATGCGACGGAGATGAGAGAGCGTCGCGCCGAAAGTCAACCTGGACAGAACCTGGGACACGCCTTGGCGAATGTAGTTGCTCTTCCGCACCCCCCAGTTTCCCGTTTGAAAGCAGTACAACATTCCTTTTGTTATCGTGTTTAGTCTGGAGATGAATGAAACCGCGTCAGGGCTCCGGTGCTTCTTTTTCTCCAGATACACATCGATCGCGTTGACGAAACGCTTAAACAGCGTGCGAAACAAATCCAGGCACAGCTGTCCTGGAGAATCGATACGTTTGTACTCGAAATCGTCCCTGTCGTCGATCGTCCTTTTTCCAATGTGAACGAGCAAAAGTTTTCGAATGAATGACAGATAAATCCACTTCTTCCCCTTTTCCGAATCATTTGTTTCAAGGTGCGGAAAAGCCTCGTACCTGATCACTTGTTTCGCGTATGAGGGACGACCATCTTTTCGGACGGCGTACAAACTTTTTGATCCTATGTGTTCGAGGCACGCGTCGATGTCGCCTGTGTTTTCCGCGACGCGATATGAACAAGTCAGAATGTAGTCTATTTCACGTCCAGCAGGTTCAGATGGACACACGCCCCACGACTTCAACCCGCCGGGAAATACTCTGTCGGAAATACCAACGGAGTCCCATTCATTTCCGAAAAGGACTTTCAGAACTACTCCGGCCGGGATCGGATCTTTGATGTAAGGAAGAGAAAAGAACAAGTTTCTGCCGTCTTTCGCCAGATGGCACGAAACCAGAACGGAATGGGATGTGGCGTCCGACATGCTCCTCATACTGGCAGACAAATTGTACTTTCCGTTTTTACTCTTGTTCACCAAAATCCGGTTGTATATCCCGCGCATCTGCGAAACCAAGACCCTTTCCTTGCCTTTTACAACAAAGTATCCGCCGCGATCCCATTTGCACTCGTCGTGATTCACTCTTTCAGCCTTAGACATCGAACTCAATCTGCAGTGACTCGAGCGCAGCATTGTAGGAATGTTGGCTATCATCACGCGCTTGTGGTTCGTTTTCTTGATTCGTTGCGTAGACGCCAGCTTCAAGTTTTCCTCAATGTCTACGAAAAGAGGGCTTTCGTATGTCAGATCGCGCAAACGACAGCCCGACGGGTAAAGAGCTTTCAACGTTCGGTTCGATTCGATCACGCTGGGCAATCCGACGGTTGGGTTTGAAAACGTCAGAGTGTAGGAGTAAGAGGGGTGATCGACGCGAATCGTGTTTTCATTTTCGATGACATCCTGTATTCCTACGTTTATGAAATCGTTGAAAGAGCTGATCTGATGGTGGACGAGTCCATCCTTTTGATCCAAGTATTCTCGGACAAGTTTCCACGCGATATCTTCTGAAACTTCGCACATTTTTATCTGTCTAAAAACTGAAAATGATAAACCATTTTTAGTTTCGCTAATTAAATAAAGATGTGGTCTCAGCCATTAAAAAATAAGAACGATTCCTGCTACATCGACGTCGCTCTGATATCACTGTTCATCAATCCATCGTTGAACGTGAAAAGATCCATTTCACTTTCCCCGGAATGCTCGCCGCGATCGGTCGTTGAAACGTGCGGTGCAAAGGATCTAGCATCTACCCGAAAGATTCAAAATCTAGTTCGAAAGACGGCAGATCGTTTGAGAAACCACCGCAAAAACAAATCCACACGGGCTGTGCCTATTCAAGCGCTCAGAAACGCTTCGAAAAAATGCCCGACACTGAACGACTCTGAAAGATTTGACAAAAGTGGGATGAATGATCCATCGGTCTTTATCGAATACATCGCGGTACTTTTCCCCTGTATGAACGTCAAGATTGAAACCAACGGAAAGGTAGAGACGAAAAAACACCCCATCATTTACCTGGAAACGGGAAATCTGGAAAAGATAGATGGTATGGATTTGAGCGACGTCGTGGAACTTCACGAAAGGAAAAACAAGATTGAAATTGTAAACCCGCCCTTTGTCGTGTTTGACTTGACGCGATTGAACCACAAAGGGGAGTATGTGGACGACGTGCAAGTTTTCCCCGACCGGCGCTTAGACTTGGGCGGTCCCAAACCTTTACTCTTAACTGCGGTGGTCGTATGGAAAGACTACCATTACACAGTCTACGCTAGGATAGGAAGAACTTGGTACTACTTTGATGACATGGAAAAAAATGTCGAAAAAATCGGAGGTTACAACAAGATGATTCAAGACAGAGCGGAATTTGCCACTATGGACGGTAAGCTATTCGTGTATCAAAAATAAAATTTTCTATAATAAATGACTTATAGAAAATCTAAAAGACGCAGCTCCGCATCGCGACGAAGTCGTAGTCGACGACGTAAGTTGTCTGGTGGAAAACGTGCCCGTCGAACCAAAGCTCAGATGATCGCCGTGAGAAAATCGCACGCCGAAGCAAGGAGAAACTGCCCCGCTGGCACCCGTCCTCTGAAACGTCGTACAAAGGACGGACGATCTTGCAGTAGACCGAGAAAAAGTCCACGCAAATCCGGATCCAAACGGGCCCGTCGAACCAAAGCTCAGATGATCGCCGCGAGAAAATCGCACGCCGAAGCAAGGAGAAACTGCCCCGCCGGTACCCGTCCTCTGAAGCACAGAACAAAGGACGGGCGTTCTTGCAGTAAACCGAGAAAAAGTCCACGACGCTCCAAAAAGAAGTCAATGAAGGGAGGGAGACGTCGTTATAGACGTCGTTCTAGGCGTCGTTCCAGGCGCAGCAGAATGTACGGAGGAAAGCGGCGTAGACGTCGAAGCAAATCAAGGCGTAAACGTCGAAGCAAGTAAGTTTTTTTTTTCATTTTAATAAAATGAAAGTGAAAAAGATAAAACCCGCATTTCCTAAAAATGCTCATAAGGTTGTCGCTGCAATTTATAAAATGTACGACGAGATGTCGATTATAGCAATCGACTTAGGGGAGAAGAAAGATTTTTTTATGCGAAACCCAGACACCTGGATGCTATCCCCCGATGAAATAGTACAAAGAGGAGATTACGAAATGTTGTATGGTGAATACTTGGACACTCTTTCCTACTACAAGGAGGCGCTTAGGGATCAACAATCATGGCATCAGAAGAGTCCAGTCAAGAAGGCGAGCAAAGCTAAGAAAAAGACGGTTGCTCAACTGAGAAAAGAATGCAAAGAAAAAGGTTTAGTTTACGACGCGAAAACTAAAAAGTGCAGGGAAAGCAAACGGAAAAAGAAGGCGAAGAAGAGTCCGGCCAAGGCTGCGAGCAAAGCCAAGAAAAAGACGGTTGCTCAACTGAAAAAAGAGTGCAAAAAGCAGGGTTTAGTTTACGATGCGAAAACTAAAAAGTGCAGAGAGAGCAAACGGAAAAAGAAGGCGAAGAAGAGTCCGGCCAAGGCGAAGAAGGGGCGAAAGGGCCCAACAGAGTCGGCAACATTGTTCAATGTGGGCACGCGTAAAACAGGAAACGACGGAAACATGTGGGAGGTCGTGACCAATAAGAACGGCACGAAGAGGTGGAAAAAAGATACTACTAAAAAGGCAAAGTCTAAACGAAAAGTGCCAGGTTTCTTTGACGCGTGGGATGACGTGAACCCCGGCTATTCTAAATGGGACTATGGTACAGGCATCGAACCGGAAGATGAGGTTATTACAAAATACATCAAAGATACTGGTAAGATTACAGGTGATATCCTGTATGTAGGGAGTAGTTATGAAAGCAGACAGGAGTACGGAATTGTCATTGTGGATTTGAGCAGGAAAAGGTTATTTGAGAA